AAGCGTAATCATAAAAAATAACTAATAAAAAGATGAAAGTTAAAAAGTTACTGATAGGACGACTATATAAATGTACCTATCCTAACAGGGAAGGTGAATATGTATATGTCGGTGAGCATCTGATTGGGTATTGTTTCAATGGATGTGGAGGAAATCGAAACATAGCCATGAGTGAAAGAATGGTTGAAAAGCACATCCATGAGACGGATTAAGCTCATTTCACAAAAGAAATATAAATAACAATGGAAATAAAAACGGTTTGCCCAAATTTCTCAAATCGTATATTTAATTTGTATATACAGCTTATTTTGTATAATTATGCAGTCAAGTTACAAAAGTATGGGCTAAAGATGCTACTTTTGTAGTGTAAAAGTGAATCGTTTATCTGTTTATATGGGTTATCATCGGAATACATTGAGGAGGATCGGATTAGTTTGTGACATAGTCCGCCAACATTATGAACCGGGCAGACGCGACCGCTGCTACAAAGAGGTATGGCGGCGTTACGTCTACCCGGTCTATCCGATGTGCTACCGCACGTTCCTGAACTACATCGGCGTGAATATCGAAAACGAGCAAAAGAAGAACGCCGCCCATCAACTGACGCTATTTTAAATCCCGAATTGGGTCTCAAAGGTCATTGCATACTCGCGGATGCCGTCTTCGCGCTCGTAGCGAGTGATCGCCACCTGCTCAATCTCGTTAAACTGTTCTCCACCGAATCCGTAAAGGGTATTCCCGATGTGATCCATCAAATCGATGATGGCAAACGCCCGCTTGCGATAGCTCTCCGGGGCTGCCATCGTTCCGCTCACTGTCGGTGCATCTGCCACCCGTATCAGGATCTTCATCTTACCCCATCGTACATCGACCGTCTGGGTCTCGAAATCGATACTACTCGCACTGATCAGTGCACAAGGAAACTTTACCGGCGGAGCTTCGTTATAGTAGTCTATCTGCCCCCAGTCCTCCGCAATGTAGGCAAGCTCGGGCACTTTTGCCTGCAGTTCTGCCATGATCTGTAATAAAATCTCTTTCATGATTTATATGTTTTTGAATTTTCTTAGTTCGTCCTTCAATACCCCTTCTACCACATCCTGTCGGATCCGCAAGTTTACCACCTCGGCCACCAGCTCATGCACGCGGGGGTGGTCGCCTACGAAAGGACGGGCAGGAATCTTTATCGTCCGTTTGATCCGTTTGGCTACGGCTATGCGCATATCCTCTTTCGAACGTGTCTTCTTATATTTGGACATTGCTCGTTTCCGCATACTGGGAGATGGTACAAAGTCCTGTTGTATCACACCTCCAAAGTTATGGATGCCGGCGTAGGGCACACTGTTGGAGTAGATCAGCTTTGTGCCATCGATGCGGCTTCTTAACCCACGGCGCAGTGCGCCGGTACGGTTAAGCATACTACCGGTTTTAGGCCGATAGTTCGGGCTGAGCGGTGCCCATTTCCGGTCGAAAAAAGCTTTCCGCTCGAAGTTCCGGTCACACTCTTCCGTAAGCTCCACCCGAACGTCCTTCATTATTTTTTGTAACAGGCTGTTGTCCATATTCAAAATGTTTTGTATGTTTGCAATGGTTCTAAGCCGAAAGGCCGTGAACCCCCTTCTGGCAGATCCGATTTATTTCAGGTCTGCCAGTCGTATTTTAAAGCCCTCCGATACGATTTCTGCTCGTGCCAGACTGATGTCTTTCCCGCCTAACACAAGAGTGACCGACATGATGTTCTCCGACCGTTTCACCCTCGATCGCAAAGCCGCGGAAAGGTCTTCCAGCGAAATATCCGAGTCGATCCACAAGACGATATGGTCGGCTTGCTCCTTGGCTTTCCGGAGTAGGTTGTCGATGGAACTTTTTGTCGGGTGCTCCTTCTGGTTTACCTTGTATTCCTCTTCGTAGCCTAACGTCCGGTTGAAGCTATCCGCTGATTTCACGCCGTCCGGATTATCCAGCAAATCGATCTTGTAGCCGTACTTGTTGGTGAAGTAGGATGCCACCCGGATGTTCTCCTCACGTTCTCCTTTTCCGTGTCCGCTATGGATGCGGAGCTGTCCGGCGATAGTCGGTATTACGGTGTATGCCTTTTCTTCTGGATACAACGCCGTCATGATAGCTCTCCGTTCCCTTTCGCTCACCTCATAATAGGGATGATGCGGAGGGAAGACGACCTGCTGTTTGCCCGGATTATAGCGGAATATAGCGGCCTTGTTGACACCGTTCTTGCCAGCCTGATAGGTTGCTTCACGTCCCTGCTGGATGGCTGTATTGCTATCCGAACGAGGAAATTTCCCCTTACGCACTTGTACCACCGTGCAGCGGCAACGCCATCCGTTGGGCGGGAAGAACTCATCCCAGAAGGGATCGGAAGGCGGTAGCGTCACATTGTGGAGCACGCGATGCTCGTAGCGCACCCGGTCATCGCCAGCGGTGCGGTATTGTAGATCGTACTCATCTCCATCCTGCTCGAAATCGACCCATTTTGCAGCCATCTCGACCGATGCCTGGGCGAAGATATACTCCGCTTTCAGCCAATGGCGGTTGTACTTCTCGTTGATGACAGCAATGTCTTTATAAAAGCGGTCGAACGATTTCAATAAGCCATTTTTGTCCCGAAGCAGGTCGGCTGCCTCCCGAAGTTCCCGGTAGGTTTTGAAGCCACTGAAGACGAAGACATCCTCCTTCAGGTGCTGTGCCATCACATCGGGAATCACGCCACTCTCCAGCACCGGCCCGATCGCTCCGGCACAGATATCGGCCGTTGCATTCACCAAGGCACGGATCTTGGGATGCACCATGCTCTCTGCCGTGAAGCCCTGCTCCCGGAAGATGCGGCGCACGGCGGCACGAAAGATATTTTCATCGATGCCGGGGACTTCATCCTCCAAGGATGCCAGTTGTGTGAAACCATCCCGGTAGAGATGGTTGATCTTTGCGGCCAGCCCCGAACGCCCCCCGGGGCTTACTCGAAAAAATCATCATCGCCGCCCGCTTTACCACGTGGCCCGGTCACCTCGATGCCGAATTTCTCTTTAATCCATTCCGGGTCCACCTTAAAATATTGCATCGCTTCAGAAGTCCGCTTCCACAGCTCCTTCGTGTCCTCTTCCGAATTGAAGCTAAAGCGCATCCCTTGAGGCAGCAATCCCAATTGGTAGAGTGCAGGCAGTACCGTAGAGTTCATCCAATCTTCCACTTGTCGCTTGTCAGATGCTACATACTTCTCCAGCTGCTTCACGGCCACCTCTTCTTTCGAGCGGTTGCCATTTTTGGTATCCTGCCCAATCTGAGCACCACTGATCAGCATTGACATTTCTGAATTACAGAGAGCAATCAGATTGTTATAGACGTCGCCACTGGTGCTCACGCCGTTGGCAAACTCAAACTCCTCGGTAGTATCTATAATAAAGTAGGCAGCCGAACCCATATCGCGTAACATCTGCTCCGCCCGGTCAAGCATCTCCGGATCTTGCGTGTTGGTCTTGATATAGCGTGGCGGTATGCCATAGATTTCGCACAGTTCCGACCAGCAGCTATGGGCGAACTTTTTGAACAGCGCATGGGGCACTGCCTTATTCAGCAGTCCGTAGTTGTTCGGATGCCCGAACTCTAAGATGTAAGTGCCAAACTCACGTAGATCCCGGTAATATTCCCCCTTATCGGCATTGCTGTCGTAGAGGAAGAAGCCCAGTTCCGGCACCACATTTTGCCGGGGAATCAAATTTACCTCCAGTTCATCACTGTCAGAAGTGGTAAACTCCACTAAAGAATGACCGTAAAAGAGGCTCTCCAGCATATAACGGACCAGGAGCGGAAACCACACCGCCTCGCTTAACAGACGGGTCGCCTCTTCATTGACTTTGTCCCCCTGGTCCTTCAGCGAAAACTCGGCGGCAAGCGTCCTGCCGATGCGCTGTTCGATCTGGCTGGTCAGGAGGGCATCCAACATCACGTCGGCATAGAGGTCCATCAGTTCCCGTCGGCGCGGCCGGTCTACGCTGTCGGCTTGGCGGAGTGCCCTGCGCCAGGTGTCGAGGTCACGACGTACCCTACTGATCGCCTTGGGTGCTATTTTGCGTACCAACCCCTCACGCTGGCGGATCAGCGGGGCTGATTTGTTGTCTTTGCGGTTGTTCCGCTTGTTACGGTAATATCGGTTGTCTTTTGCCATTTTCGAAAAGCTTTTAAATCGTTTTTAAAAAGGATGCCCACCTGCCTACCAGGAGTGTGTGAATTTGGGTTGCGAGCCGAAGCGCACAGCCCCCACCGGGCAGCCCTCTTCCTGTTCGCGGAGCGGTAGCCCTGAAGGAATATCACCCTTCATCAGTTCTTTCAGATAGGCCATATCACGGTCGTAGGTCTCTTTCACCCGGCTGTAGAGGATATCCACATTGCATCGCCGGATCAGAAACCAGAGCGCGATGTTCTTGCAGATCTCCACCAGTTCGGCGTCGCGCTCTTCGCCCGTGGCACTGAAGATTTTCTGTACATCATACCTGCCGGACAACAACCGGCTCACCCGCTTCACGGCAGCAGCGATACACTGTTGCAGGATGGTTGGTGTATAGTCGGTGATCTCTTGCACCTGATAGTCGGCAACCACAGTTTCCATTTCATTCGTTTCGATAAACATATCATTGTTGGGGTTATAGGGTTAATATTTACGGCTGGGCCGCTTGCCGACGCGGTAAGTCCCGGAGGATGCCATGCTGCGACGGTTGAGCAGGTAGACTGCCCCCTCCAAGGCATCGGGAGCATCGTCATGGACCTTGCTGCCCTTTTCAAACATTAAGAGCTGCTCCACGAGCTGCATCATGCCGGGCGAATCTTTTTCTTTCTCGTTGAAGATGATCAGTCCCCGTTCAAAGAGTGGTTGCATTGCCTCAATACGTGCAAACTTGTCGGGCTTCTTACGGGCATCACCCCGGATCGGGATTTGGTGGCCCATCGCTTCGCCCACCTTTTGGAACTCGTCCAGCATCAGATCCTGAATGAAGTTCGACTCCATGTAATAGAGTACCGGTACCCGGCCGTCGATGTAGTTGTCTATCTCGTAGTGCCATGCCACCATCGTGCTCACGGAGGTCTGATTGGCGTATGCCTTCAAGAGGTGATATACTCCCTCTTTGGTCTTACCCAGCAGCATGGTTGCCTTGTAGTCGTTCTGCGTGGATGCCTTGAAAGAAGGGTCGGTATAACATACCAGACTGCGGTACTCTTTCAGTGGCAGCATCTTGCCATAGCGGATATGTTTGCGGAGGAACACCGCCCCTTCGTTGACGGGGTTGTTCATATACTCTTTTTGGAAACGACGCTCACCCATGTAGGTACGCAGTTTCATAATCTCCTCCCGGCTGTATTTCTCCGTCCACGAGGGCTGGCCGGATGCGTCGATGGCGTTGACCACCGTATGGTGTGTTTCCGGGCGCTGGGCGAAACGGCTCAGGATGCTGTCCTTGCCGATCCGGTTCCCTACCAGTACAAACCGCCCACGCCCCATATCCATCGCGCCGAGCAGAGCCGAGAGGCACCAGTCGAAAGCCTGCGACACACGCGCCTGGTTGCGTACCATCTCGTCGTCGTCGATATCATCGATCACGATATAGTCCGGACGCTGGCCACGGTTCTTGATACCACGGGGCGATTGACCACGACCCAGCGCCATGAAGTACATACCGTCGGCGGTCTTGAACTCGCCGGTACTCCAGCTGCCTTCGTCGATCTTGATGTTGAAATCGGATTTCAGCAGCGCATTGAACTCCAGTTCACACTGCAGGTCCGAGAGCAGGCGGTCAGCACTGTCTTCCGACTTCGATACAAGGACCATCACATGGATGGTACGCCTCTCCTGGATCATCAGCCAGATAGGTATTATTAGGGAGATATGGGTCGATTTGGCATGGCCACGCGCCCACTCGAATACGGCGCGGGTGTGAGGATGGGTTTTGAGCCAGCCTGCAGCTGACAATTGGAACTTACCACACTTCGTGATCTGTTTTGTTTCCGGATCGGTGCAAAGATGCGGAAAGTAGGTCTCCACAAAGTAGGCATAATCCCGTCGGGCATGATCGACCCGCTCTTCCCGTTCCTTGCTGGTATCGGTGAGGTGGAAATCATATGAGAGGATGAGCCGTTTTCGTTCTTCCCACTTTTGCCATTTCTCTTTAGATAGTCTGTTTTTAGCCATTGTTCATGCGCATTAATAGGTATTCATCCTGTTTCTTCGTCAGTAACTGCACAAACTCAGTGGTAATCTCCTGGTCGGTGGCACTCTTCTCGATCACCCAGTCACCGAAACGGGTCAGGATGTCGGCGATATCGTCGATGGTGCAACCGGTTTGTAGCTTCTTCAGTTGGTTGCTCGCTTTGCTGAACTCATCGGCATTGAACTCCTCGCCGCTATCGAGCATCTCGTTGAGCTTCATCAGCACCTTATTGATGATCTGGTCGCGGCTCACGGTGCGTGCCACCCGCTTCAACTCCCAGCCTCCCGTCTCTTTCCATTTCGACAGGGTCTGCTGGCTCACACCCACGCGCTCGGCGATTTCCTTCTGAGGTACCTTTTGCATGTACAGGAGATAGGCGTATTCATACTTTTGCGGGTCTTTCACACGAATCCCCGCCTTTTCCTTGTCTTGTTTTTTTGCCATAACCGTTCTTTGTTTCGGACAAAGTTCAAACGAATTAAAGTGATTGAAAATAAAAGTGTAAGAATTTTCATCGCTGCTTTACAGGCTTTTGCTTTACCGGTAAGTTTGTCCTAAAAAGTATCGCACCATGAACGAAGACGAATATGTATTAAATGATGAGAGCGTGGTAAACAGCCACGGTTTTGTCCTTCTCAACTCCGCCGGACGTTTCGAGCGTTACAACGCCAACCCGGTGATGCTGTTCAACCATGACGGTGCCAACCTGATCGGCCAGATGACCGGACTGAGGGTGGAGGGCACGAAACTGATCGGCAAGGCGGTGTATGACGAAGAAGACACCTTGGGGGCCAAATGCAAACGCCAGGCAAAGAAAGGAATCCTGAAAGGATGCAGCCCCGGAATCATCATCAACGCCGTGGAACTGCGCACGATGCCCGGTGGAGAAGAGCGCGTCACGGTGACCGACTGGGAGTTGTGCGAAACGAGCCTGGTAAGCGTCCCCAGTAACAGGAATGCCCTGCGCCTGTACAACAGACAGGGTGTGGAAATCCCCGACGACCAGGTAAAGCTGAGCATCGAGGCATTATTGAACGTAAACAAAAAAACAGAAGAAGAAATGAAAGAAATCATTTTGACCTCCGAAGCCTATGTGGCTTTGGGACTGAAGAGCAACGAAGCCGACGGCAAGTCCATCAGTGCTGCTATCATGGAGCTCCAGGCACGTGTCGAGAAAGCCGAGAAGGAGTTGGAAGACCAGCGCAAGCTGAAAGCGAATGAATTGGTAGCATTGGCTATCAAGGAAGGACGCATCACCGCCGACAAGAAAGAGGCATTTGAAAAATTAGCCTTGGCCGATTATGACACTGCCAAATCCACCTTGGAGGCAATTCCGGCGAAAGAATCGTTGGGTGCAAAGGTGACGCACTCCACCGGCAAAACAGCCATCGCCGACGAGCGCAAAGACTGGACCTACCTCAAATGGGCCAAGGAAGACCCCGAGGGTTTGAAGAAGATGAAGGCCGAAGATCCGGAAGCCTTCGAGGAACTTAAAAAACATATCCGATAACATTAAACATCAATAACTATGGCAATAGAAAAACAAATCTGGATCAGCATGCTGATGGAGGGATTCTACCCCGACCGCAGCTTTCTCGCCCGTTCGGTGGATATGACACCGATGGTGGAATATAACAAGATCAACCTTGCCGAAGCGGGTGTCGCCCCCGATGTGTTGGTCGATAATAAGGATTACCCCGTGCCGACCATGAGCCGCACGGATACGCCGCTCGAACTGACGTTGCATACCTTCGACACGAAGAATACCGTAGTCCGCAACGTGGAAGAAATGGAAACGGCTTACGCAAAAATGGAGAGTGTAGTGCGCCAGCACCGCAACACCCTGCAGGCAAAAACGGCTGCCTATGCGACTCATAACTGGGCACCGGCCAAGACTGCCGAACTGACACCGGTCAAAGCCACTACAGCTCCGGAAAAAATATCTTTTGAGGACATCCTGAAGATGGATGCCTGGTTCCGTGGGCAGGATATCGACCCGGCTACACTTGTGGCAGTGTTGAATCCTTACCATCTTGCCGACCTGCAATTGGAGGACATGAAACTTTATAAGAATATGCTCGAAAGCAACCGCCTGTTCGGCTTCACAGTCTTCACCTTTTCGCAGCTGCCTTACTATAAGCAAGCCGACGGCACGAAGGTGGCGTTTGGCACGAAAGCGACCGAGGCTGACACCCAATGCTCGCTGTTTTACTCAGACCAGGAGGTAATGCGTGCCGATGGCGATATCGAAGTATTCGCGAAATACAAAGACCCAGGAGAACGCGGTGACGTGATCGGTTTCCAAAAACGATTCACCGCGCTGCCGATCCGCAAGAAGTACCAGGCTGTCATTTACAACAAAGCGGGAGCGTAATGGCTAAGCTCTTCTATCTTGTTATCCACTGCACCGCCACCCCTGCAGGCCGTGAAGTATCGGCGGAAGAGATCCGCCGTTGGCACACAGCCCCTCCAAATGAAGGAGGCCGCGGCTGGAAGCAGGTCGGTTATACCGACATGGTCCATCTGGACGGGACGGTAGAACGGCTGGTGGCAAACAACGAGGATGACGTGGTCGATCCGTGGGAGATTACCAATGGGGCAAAAGGGTATAACCGGACAGCACGGCACATTGTGTACGTCGGCGGTGTAGAGCGTGACGGGAAAACTCCCCGGGACACCCGGACATCTGAACAAAGGGGAGCTCTGGAGGCTTACGTGAAGGATTTCCACCGCCGTTTTCCCCACGTGCGAATCGTTGGGCACAACGAGCTGGCGGCAAAAGCCTGTCCCAGCTTTGATGTACAAGAATGGCTTTTTAAAATAGGTATCAACAATAATTCAAATGTAAACGTATGAAAAGAATCAACGGGATATTCATTTCGCTCATCGGCATGCTCGCACTGTCGATGTCGCTCATGGCACAAGACGTCGCGACAGTGACGGACGGGGTGCCGGAAACAAACTACGAGGACCTTTTCGCCTCGCTGGCGGCTATCGTTGCCGGAGTACCGGTGATCGTCGAAGCGATCCGCGGCTTCTGGAAGTCGATGCCGGGATGGGTGTCTATGGCGCTCAACTGGGTATTGGGCGTCGGGATTTGCATGTTCGGCTGGTGGCAGGACTTGGGCTTCCTTGCCGACCTCGACTGGCAGATTGCCCTGATGTATGGCATCGGTGCCGGTATCGCGGCAAGCGGGTTTGCCGAAACCGGCCTGATACAATGGCTGATCTCGCTCTTCACCCGCAAGAAAAAGAAAGGGGCGTAGGCCATGGGATGGGACGCGCTTTTCGACTTCCTCGGTGCAGGAGGTGGATTGCTTATCCTGCTTCAGTGGCTTTCCGGCATCCCCCGGCGGAGGCTGGAGCTGAAAAGGGATCGTGAAAAGACGTTCCGCGAGCTCCTGGATGATGACATGAAGCAGATGAACGAATTGATGGAACTCTATAAAACGCTGCAAGATGAAAACATCCAGATCCAAAACAGAGTGTCGGCCCTTGAAAGGGTTGTGTTACTTATTGAAGGCTGTCCTACTTACCATCGTTGCCCTGCTCGCCGCCTCGTGCAAGACTACAAAGCACAATTCTACTATGCACGCACGGGACAGCCTCGCATGGGACAGAAGGGTCAGCGTTACCCCCGTGATAATCCCACCAAGCCTGGCGACACTCCGGGTCCCGACGGACAGCCTCCGTAAGCTCCCCACCGGAGCCGGATATACAAAGAAAAACGGCCGGGCGACGGTCAGCCTCTCTTACCGGGACGGGCACATCATCGCTTCTGCCCGTTGCGACAGCCTGGAGGCACTGATGTTCTCCCTCGAAGAGCAGCTAAGCCGGGCACAGAACCGGCTGGCGGAAACGGAGAAGACAAAGGAACCGCCCCTCGTACCGTTTTGGACGAAATTCAAATGGTATTCGGGCGGCATTTTAACAGGAATCATTTTAATGGTAATCATCCAATTTATTCGAAAGATATGGCAGAAAAGAAAACAACATCGGTAGGTTTGAAGAAAGCGCTCTTCGGGGAGGTGAACCCTAAAGGCGGCATGCCGACCGAGATGAAACAGTTGGCACGTACCTTTAAGGGAACGGCCAGTTTCACAACTGAAGCCGACACCGTAACCAACTTTTACTCGGAAGAAGAGCCGACAGTACCCGTGGAAACAGTGAGTTCGGAAACCGGTTTGAAACAGGTCAAACTCAACTTCATAGAATGGGATAACGATGTATTGGTAGAGGTTTTCGGCGGATCCATCGCCAAGGCACAGGAGGTGACCATCGAAGGCAAGAAATACACTGTCGACAAGTTTAAAGCGCCACGCGATGTAGTGCAGATCGAAAAGGCACTACGTGTCCTTACCAGATATAACGTGGTGATCGACATCCCCCGTGCGAAGATCCTCGCTCGGTTTATCTGGAATTTGGCAGCCGACCAGATCGCCCAGATCGAAATTACCGCTACCGCCATGAGTTCGGCAAGCGAAGAAGACGGGGCCTATGAGATCTACAAATTAGGAGAACCCACGGCATGACCCCGGTAGAAGCCATGGCCGCCGACGCCCTGTTGGACCGGCGGCTCAAAATAAACCTCCCTGCCCCGTGGCTGCTCCGGATCTTCGGGCGCAAGACGGTACCCATCCGGGTGAAGCTACCCACGGCGGGCAGCCTTATCCGGATGTCATCGCTCTTCACGCGGATGGAGATCGACCTGCAGCACCTGCATGACGGCAACTTCGGCAGCGTCTTGGAACAGATCGCCAAGCACGGCGTCACCACCTCACGGATCATCGCCTATGGTCTGCTGCGTGGCACATGGTCGGCACGATTGCTGAACCGTCCGCTCGCCTGGTATATCCGGCAACACATGCCGATGCAGGGATTGGCGGAACTGGCCAAGATCATCGTGCTGATGAGCACGAGCGAGGCTTTTGTGAGCATTATCGCATCGGTCGCTTCGCTGAACCTGATGAAGCCGACGGAGGCGAGCCAGCCGACAGAGACCGGGAGTTAAAGGAGGAGTATGATCCTCCCCATAGCCCGTTCGGACAGATCTACACCCTCGTGCAGCAGGGGGCATTCACGTATGATGAAATCATGAACCGTATCCCGTGGTGCGTCGTTTTGACCATGATCAGCGACCAGGGACGGATGCGGAAGAAAAAAGAAAAGGAAGAGACCCTCCAGAGCGAAGAGGAGGAGCTTGAATTTTTCGGATTAAAGTAGTAAAAGAGACAAATGGCACAGACAGATCCCGTATATATCACCTTTGAATTTCGTGGCGACATCGATAAAGAGGTCAATAAAGTGACGCTCGGCATCAAGGGGCTGCGCGACGAAGCGGCAACGACCTATAAAAAGTTGATTGCCGACAGTTCGGCCGCCTACAACGCCATGAGCGCCGAGAGCCGCAAGCTCGCCACGACGATGCAGGAGAATATCAGCAGTCTGCGTTCGCTTTCCGCGATGCAGGAACAGCTGGACCGGGAGCTTGAGGCCGGGACCATAAGCCTTTCGGGGTATACGCAGGCAAAAGCAGCCTTGGCGCTGCAGGAGAGCAACCTAAGAGTGGTGATTAGTCAGGGGATGCAGCAGCTGCAACAGCAGATGGCCACCGAACAGGAGGCGTCAGACAGCGTGGTCGCCCTGACACGCAAGTTGCAGCAACTGACCGAGGCCTATTCCCGGCTTTCCAAAATGGACCGTGAAGGTTCGGCCGGAAAGGAAATTTTGGAACAGATCCAAAGCGTGGATAATGAACTGCAGACCGCGCAGACCCGTCTGTCGGCGTACAGCCGTACGGCCGGAACCGGTTTCAACAGCCTGCAGATGTCGATCCAGCAGGTGGCACGTGAGCTGCCCTCGCTCACCATGGGGGCGAACATGTTCTTTCTCGCCATCTCGAACAACTTACCTATCTTGGTCGATAACATCAACATGGCTCGCCGGGAGTATCAGGCAGCCATCAAGGCCGGACAGCAGGCCACGCCGGTCTGGAAACAGCTGCTCGGCGGGATCGTCAGCTGGCAGACGGCCCTCGTCGTCGGTATCACATTGCTGACCGTTTATGGCAAAGAGATTACTGCCTGGACCAAAAGTCTGTTCGGCGCCCGGCAGTCGCTTGCCGATGCCTTGGAAACGCTCGAGGAGTTTCAGGAGTCGGTCGCCAAAACATCCTCCACAACGCTCACACAACTGCAGAGAATGTCTGCCGAATGGGAGAAACTGGGCGACAACATCCAGGCGAAAGAACAATACCTCCTAAAGAACCGCACTGCCTTCGAGCACTTAGGTGTCTCGATCGGCAAGGTGACGGATGCCGAGAACCTGTTCAACCAAGGCAAGGAGGCGTTTGTCGCCTCGGTGATGGCGCGTGCCCGTGCCTCCGCCGCGATGACGCTCGCCACCGAGAAATACAACGAAGCGATCCGCAAGCAGCTGGAGGTGGACCGGATGGCTGATACGCAGAGCTATGCCATACAGGGTGGCCAGTTCGGGCAGACCACCTATGTGTCGGGTGAGAACCTTTCGAAAAAGAAGGCCCAGGCAGAAGCAGACAGCCTCTTCGACGAAGCCCGCAAAGTATTGGAAAGAGGGCTGGAATACAGCGAAGAGGAGCGCAAATCCTTGGAAACTGCCAATCTGAAGACTATCCATACCCTTGAGCAGGGAAGCGTGGAAGCGATCAAAGCATCCATCGCGGCAAAAGAAGCTGCCTTGGACAAACTGACCAACAAACAGGACTATGAAGCGGCCCTCAAGGAAATAGAGGCGGAAAAGAAGAAATTGGAAGCAATCATTGGCTCCACAGGAGGCAAAGTGGGCAAAGAACCGGCCCCGCTTGGATCGATTGCCTATTATAACGAATTGATCGCAAAGATGAAGAAGCTGCGCGATCTTGCCACAACGAACAAAGACCGTTCCGCCTTTGCCGAGCAGATCAAGGAATACGAAGAGAAGGTCGCGGAAATGGAGAACCAGATCATCATTTCCGGGAAAAAGATCGCTATGGAGACCCTGCAATCCTCACTCGAAGGAATCAAGGTCGATGTAAAGTTTGACAACCGCAACGTGTTGGAAAAGGCGTTCGGCAAGTTCGACACAAGCGACCTTGACCAGATGCAGAAGAAGATCGACAAGGAGCTTAACCGACCGATCAAGGAGGCTCGCGAGGGAATAGTCCTTCTGATCGACCAGTGGGACAGACTTTCGGATGCCGACCAGGCAAGCCTCTTGGCCGAGGAGTGCTATAAAGTGGCTGATGGTATCTCGATGGCTGCTGACACTGCCGAACTCTTTAACGAGGCTTTGGGCAGTTCCCTTGCCACTGTCGCCCAGTTGGTGGGCAGCGTCGGCGATATGGCCGGCGGGATCGGCCGCATCATGAGCGGTGACATCATCGGAGGTGCGTCGGGTGTCATCGGCGGAATCACCGGGATTGTAGGCAGCTTTAAGAAAAGGGTCGAAGAAAACAAAAAGATATTGGCGGAATACCAACTGAATCTGGTCGAAACAGCCATGAAAGAGTTGGAGTATAACGCCATCCTACGTGAACGGCTACGCATCCAGCAGCAGATTGGCGAAACCTCGCTCGAATACTTCAACCGTCAGTCTCTCGAACTGAAGAACCAAGCCGGTCAGATAGAGAAAGAGTACAAACAGGTGTGGGAGAAATTGCAGCAGGAGCAGTATATCACAGCTACGCACTACAAGCATGGCACTTGGTTCCGCAAGGCGAAGACCTGGAACGATTACGACTCGCTCGCCGGCAAGACCTACGAAGAGATGGAATCGCTCTATACGCAGGACAAACTGACCGAATCAGCAAAAGTGCTTTTCGAACAACTACAGAAACTGAAGGACGAAGGAGAAGATGTCGCCGGAATGATCGACGACCTGAACGAAGAGATGAAGGAGGCTTTCACCGGAACGAATACGAACGCCATCGCCGACACCATCCTGCAGGGCTTTGCCGAGGGCAAACGCTCTGCCAAGGACTTTGCCGACGACTTCCAAAAGATGCTGAACGATGCAGTGCTGCAGGGGGTGAAGATGAAGGCACTGGAAGAACCGCTCCGCAAATGGTATGAATCCTTTGCCGCCGCCTCGCAAAACGGGCTGACCGCTGAAAGCATCGCCAGCCTGAAGGCACAGTATGACAAGATTATCGAGGATGCAGCCAAGCAGCTGGAGCAGATGGAACAGGTGACCGGCACGACTATCGGCGACGTGATCGACCGCACTTCTACGGCCAAAGACATAGCCTCGATGAGTCAGGACAGTGCCGACGAACTGAACGGCAATTTCTATGCCCTCCTGATCTATGCCGACCGCACTAATCAGGGGGTGACGAACATCCAAGGGCAGTTGGTAGAGGGATTGTCCCTACTGCAACGCATAGCAAGCAATACCGACCGTCTCGAAGCCATCGAGAAGGATATCCGGCAGACGCGCAGCTCGCTGCAGAATATCGAAAACCGTGGGTTAATACTGAGAAAGCAATGAACAACAACCTATACATAGATGATCTGAATGTGCTTGGCCGTTTCGGCTGCCGGGTGACGCGGGGAGGATATAACGACCTTCTCGCTTTCCCGGCAATGAAAGAGCCGGAGCGGAACGACTGGCCCGAAGAGGATGGCATTGAGGTGGATCTGAGCGACCCGAAGCTGCAGCCGCGAGAGATTGCCATCTCTTTCCTTTCGGATAGCAACTCGCAGGCTTCCGACCTGATCGCTTATCTCTCCGACAAGGGGCAGCACACGTTCCGCGTGCCCTCCTTGGGTAGGGAATGGCAGCTGCACCTTGCCGACCACCCCGTGAACCGGGTTTATCCATCGGCAACCTCTTTTACCTTGAAGTTTGTCGAGGATCTTCCGGTGAGACCGACAGCCGGTGTGTGTGATCCGGACGTATGGTTACCCGAAAGCCGCTACAAGCTGGATGGTAAACCGATAGGCAAATACGGCGTGTATGTCTATGAGAGCCGGAACGCCCTGCTGCGAAATCCGGCGGCAAAGGTGAACCTGCAGCGCAAGATTGCCTCCATTGACGGGCAAATCTACGATGCAGAACACTTGGTCTTCCAGCCGAAAGAGGTCACTTTTAAATGCTTTTTAAAAACTATTCGAAAAGATGCCTTTTGGCAGTGCTGGGATAGTTTTTTTGCCGACCTGATCGCTCCGGGCGAACGGAGGCTCTTTGTAGAAGAGATTGGCAAGTCCTATCCCTGCTACTACAAGAAGATGAGCAATTGCAAACTGCTTACGCTGGGCGAACCGATGGTGATGCAGTTTGATCTGACCTTGGTATTCACCTCGTTCAGACTCTTTGAAACCGATTATTTCTTGGCCACGGAAGATGACATGTTTATTGTCACGGAAGACGGCCTGAACTTTATAGATATGAAATAGGCAATGACAGGACAGGAACAAAGAATAAAAATCAGCGAGCTGCCCACCTCGGTCAGTTTCTCAGGGCTGTGGACGTTGGGTTACCAGATCGTTGACGGTAAGAAAACGAGCGTAAAAGTTTCATTGGATGAGATCGAGAAGGCGTATGAGGATGCAGTCGCGGCAGCTTCGGCTGCAGGAAAAGCCGCCACCAATGCCCTTTCTGCTGCCGCCCGTGCTGACTCGGCAGCCGGTAAAGCTGAAGGGATAAACGTCGCTATTTCTGAAGCCGAAAGCAAGCGCATAGAAGCTGAGACCGCCCGTAAAGAAGCCGAAGCCGAACGTGCCCGGATAGAGAATTTACGCCAGGAAACGGAAAAACTTCGTGAAGCGAATGAGATTCAACGAATCGCCGACGAAAACACCCGAATCTCCAAAGAAAACGAACGGCACGCAGCCGAATCTCTCCGGATAGAAGAAGAATCGAAACGATCCACCGCCGAGGCCGCCCGATCCGAAGCCGAACAGGCACGATTCACCGAAGAGACGAAGCGAGCCGACAACGAAGCCAAACGCGTCGCCTCCGAAACCTTGCGTAACCAGTCCGAAACGAAACGCCAGGAAGCGGAAACTCTCCGCGACCAGGCTGAACAGGGACGTATTGCCCAAGAGACCGACCGCGATACAGCTGAACAGGAGCGCATTTCCAAGGAAAAGGAACGAGTCCAAACGGAACAGGAACGGATTTCAGCCGAAACAATCCGTGCCGAAAAAGAAAAAGCCCGTATCATCGAAGAACAACTTCGGGAAACATCGGAATCAACCCGCCAGGCACACGAAACAACCCGTCAGGCACAGGAAGAACAACGGGAACAGATGACAGCCCAGGTTATCCTTGATGCTGAACAGGCAACCGGCAAGGCCAACACAGCCGCCGACCGCGCCAATCGTGCAGCCGAAGCCGCCGAAGGAGTCATCAGTGGACTGCAACCCGACTGGAACGTTACCGATCCTGTCAATAAGAACTACATCAAGAACAAACCGGAGATCCCGACGTTGGAGGCTATCCCGGACGAAAAGACATTGAGCTATGTCAATACTGACGGTACAACCATCAACTTTCGTATCGGCGATGAAGTGCGTGTAACGGAAGATGGAGAATATGTGTTCTACCGGCTTTATGATCTTGCCGGGGGAAAAGCCTCGTGGCAGGAATCCGGCAGCGGTATAGCCTTGCCCGGTAATGTTTATCTGACAGGAGCCAATTATTACAACGAATCAGTACGAACGATAAAACAAGGATATTTAAGCAATGAGTAAGAAAGGTGCATTTATTTATCAACAGATCGAACTGACGACGGCTGAATGGGCCGATAACGTAACCGTCTACCCTGCATCAGTCTGGTTATTTGAACGTTTGGAAAACGGTAAATTCAACATGAAGCTGGCTGATGGCGTTCATACGTTTGCCCAGTTGCCGGCCGTCATGCAGGAGGTGAAGGTCACAGTTAAAACGAATGATGCCACGACCTATATCCTGACGATCACGACGGCTGAAGGTAAGTTCGACACCCCGAACCTTCGGGGAAACGATGCCCCGGTTCCTTCGATCGATCCGGAAACCAAGCATTGGAAAATAGGCGAAGAAGATACGGGGGTGGTAGCCGAAGGACAGGACGGGGAAAGCTACGACGACACGGAAATCAGGAACGCGCTGACAGCCTTGCAGCAGCAAGTCAACACGCTCGTTTCGGGTGACGCATCGAGTGCCATCGAATCGTTCAACGAGATCATTGCCTTCCTTGCCAGCGTGGAGGACACACAGACGTTGCAAGGGATTATCGCCGGGCTGAATCAGAGCATCGCGAATGTTCAGAACAGCATCCCGACCAAGCTCTCCCAGCTTCAGAATGACGACCACACGGTCAAGGATGCCGCGTATGTCCATACCGACAATAATTACAGCAATGAAGAGAAAACGAAGGTATCGGACTCTTTGAGGCTGAAAGAGTATGTCGATGTCGGTACCTTAAAGTCGCTTCCTTCATCACCGTATAACTTGCGTTTTACCTATTCGAGTACATCTGTGCAGGCGATCAACTTTGCGAATATAGGAAGCGTTCCTGAGATGCAGGAGTTTTATCTGTCCATTAAAAACAACACCGGATCAACGATTAACCAACCGATCCCAAACGGTTCGGGCTGGCAATCGGAGGAAACAAGCGTTGAACTGCCAGCTGGTAAAGCCACAGGGGTATCGCTGAAAAAAGAACATGGGATAATTGTCGTGAGAGTATAATGAAAGGAGGTGAAAGATGAAGAGAAGGGTGATGATGGGAAAAAATGTTGGTATGCCTGATGATAATACGGTCTTTCTATTAAACTTTGATAAAGAGCCTATTCACGATATGTTGGGAAAATCTGTCTCTAAAGAAGGATCAGTAACTATCCTTTCTAATGGAAGATTCAAGTCCTGTGGCCAGTTTGGAAATGGAGTATTATTGTTGGACCGGTCTTGGTATGCTAATCTTATATCTACAGG